CTCGAAAGAGGAGACATCGATGGAATGAGCTTTGTGGCTTCGGTCGAATACTATTGGGAAGGTCTTGGCACCGGCAAGCCAACTCGACACATCACGAGGATTCCTCGCTTGTATGAGATATCGGCTGTCACAGATCCAGCATACAAAGAGACATCAATTGCTCAAAGGTCGGCTGATCGAGAGGCTTTGGAGAAAGCACTCGAGGATTTGGAGAAATCTCAGGCAGAACAGAAAGCATTTGAAGATAGAAAGAGAGCACTCGCTCTCAAAATCAAACTCAATTTATGAGGTGAATTATGGAAATTAAAGACATGAATCTCGAGGAAGTTATTGCTCGAATGAATGCCATCTCCGAGGAGCTCAACGGAGAAGGAGCTGACATCGAAGCACTCGAGACAGAAACCAATGCTCTCATAGAGAGAAAAGCATCTCTGATCGCACAGAAGAAGGCAGATGTGAAAGCTGTCATCGAAGATCAGGGAGAAACAATCACAGAAAATGTTGAAAGGACACACACAATGGAAAATGTAATCACAAGAAACTCTCCTGAGTATATCAATGCTTATGCTGAAGCAATAAAGAATCAGGATGACAAAATAGTAAGAAGCCTCCTCACCGAGAATGTTCCGACCGGCACAATTGCTGTTCCTGATGTTGTTGCTAACTTCGTAAAAGAAGCATGGGAGAGCAATGAAATTTGGAGAAGAGTGCCAAAGACATTCCTTAAAGGAAACTACAAGATCCAGTTTGAGATAAACGCTCCTATAGCTGTAGCACATATAGAAGGAACAGATCCTATTTCAGAAGAAAATCTTCAGATGGGTATCGTAAATCTCCAGCCGGTTTACTTCAAGAAATACGTAAAAGTAAGCGACGAGGCAATGAGCCTCACAGGAGAAGCCTTCCTCCAGTACATCTATGCAGAGCTCACAGACAGAATTATTGCAGCTATCATTAACAGCTTAATGGCAGCAATTAACGCAAGCAACGCAGCAACAGTAGGTATTCCTCATTCAGCTGTAATTCAGGGAGCTATAGCAAACACAGACATAATCAATGCTATTGGACAGCTCAAAGGTGAGCTCAGGGATGTTGTAGTTATGACATCAAGAAGTGCTTATGCTCAGTACAAGGCTCTTCAGTTCTCTGCAAGCTATGGCATCGATGTATTCGATGGACTTCCAGTTCTCTTCACAGATCAGCTTCCAACCGGAGTCAGAGCAATTGTCGGCTCACTCAGAGACGGAGCTCATGCTAACTTGCCAAATGGTCAGGAAGTGGAGTTCAAGATCGATGACACATCTCTCGCACTTACATCAGCAGATATGGTCGGCATTCTCGGAAGAATGTATGTCGGCATAGGTGTTGTAAGAGACGGAGCTTTCTGTGTAATCAAGAATCAGGCTTAACCTATGAAAGTAATATTACCAACCGGACAGACACTCACAACCGATGACAAGACAGCACAGCAGATGATCGCTTGTGGTCTTGCAAAGGCAATCGAGGAGAAGCCAAAGGCAGAGCCTAAAAAGGCAACAAAGAAAAAAGCAACAAAGAAGGACTAATCAAATGCTTATTGACATAATCAAGATCTCGTTAAGAGTCACAACAAACCACTACGATGACGAAATATCAATGCTCATAGATTCAGCTTTACAAGATCTCGGTCTTGCTGGAATCCTATCAGCACATCTCGATTCTGCGAGCCTTGATCCATTAGTCATTCAAGCTGTCTCTCTGTACACGAAAGCCAATTTCAACAGAACCATCCCTGAAGAGCACGACAAATTGATGGCGAGCTACACAGCCATCAAATCTCGTCTCAGGATAGCAGATGGCTTCACAGATTGGAGTGAGTGAGAATGAGAGACGGAGTTCTTACATTAATCAAAGAAACGATTCAAACGGATTCCATAGGAAATCAGATAGTGACAGAGACCTCGAGAGAGGTCTTCTGTTCTGTCTTGCCAATCAATCAAAACGAGTTCTTTCAGGCAAGGACAATCGGCATCAATCCAACAAAGCGATTCGAGGTCTTCTTCGATGATTATGACGGAGAAGAGGCTTGTGAATTTGAAGGGCAGAGATACATCATCTATCGTGTCTATGACCGAGAGGACGATGTGACGGAGCTCTATGTTCAGAGGAAGATTGGGAGGAACGAATGAGCATCTCAATAACCAAAAACAAGAGGAGTGCCACACGATATGACATCAAGGCTGATGAGCTTCACAAGGCTGTGGATGACATCTTCTCTGTCTATTGTTCCGAGGTAATCGACAACATCAAGATTGCAGCGGATGACACAGCAGAGGAGCTGAAGCAGATGCTGATGGAGAAATCTCCGAAACAAGATGGAGACTATGCTCGTTCATGGGATTGGACGATAGTCTATGAATCTCCTCTTGAGCAGAGAAATGCTGTCTTCAACAGAGACCATTGGCAGAGAATACATCTTCTTGAATGGGGTCATCAATCTCGCAACCAATGGAATGCCAAGGTGAAGACATCTGATGGCAAGAGGGAGAAGCTCAAGACTTCCAAGAGAAGAGGAGGCATCCTAAACGAGACCAAGACACTCTCTCCGGAGAGCTATGGATTCGTAGAAGGAAGGCCTCATGTCATGCCGACTTGGGAGGCTGGAGGAAGGATTTTTGTGGAAAAAGTAAAGGAGGCAATCAAAGATGCTGACTAACCTATACGAAGCTCTCTCAGGGCTCAACATACCATCTGCATATGCTTTCTTTAGGGAGCCACAAGATCCTCCTTACATCATCTTTCAGGTCTCATATTCTTCAAACTTTGATGCTGATGACAGAGTCTATGCAAAGAGAGACAGATATTCTGTGATTCTCTACACTTCAAAGAAAGAACCGGAAACCGAGGAAGCTGTCGAGGATGCACTCGACAACGGAGGATTCCTATATGACAAGACAGAATCCTTCATGGATTCGGAAGAATTGTTTCAAATAGTCTATACAATTTTTGAGAGGTAACAATAATGCCAAAAGTACAATTCGGATTAAAGAATGTTCACATAGCTAAGATAACCGAGAACAATGGAGCTGTTACCTATGGCACACCATTCGCTCTTCCAGGAGCCGTATCACTTTCTCTTTCTCCATCCGGAGATGAGAATGTGTTCTATGCTGATGACATCAGATACTATGTCATCGCCGGCAATGGAAGTTATGAGGGCAATATGGTCATTGCCATGGTCACAGATGCTTTCGCTAAGGACATCCTCGGATATCAGGAAGATGCAACAACTCATGTCCTCGCTGAAAGTGGAGACATACAGCCAAGCAAGTTCGCTATGACATTCGAGATCCAGAACGATGAAGATGCAAGGAGATATGTCCTCTATAATGTGTCTGTCGGCAGAGCCGATCTGTCTGCAAACACAAAGGAAGAGTCTGTCGATGTACAGACAGCAACTCTTGACATATCATGCTCCGGAGCAATCGACACCGGACTGGTCAGAGCATACACAACGGATGAAACTCCGGCTGCTACATACGAAGGATGGAACACATCCATTTTCGTACCAACACTTTAATAACGACAAGGAGGGGAGCAATCTCCTCCTTTTTTCTGCATAAAGGATGAAATGAAATGGAAAAGACGATCAAATTAGGAGACAAGGAGATTCTGCTCAAAGCAACAGCAATGAATCTCTTGATATATCAGGAAGAGTTCGGAGAGGATATGTTCAAGGCAAAGGGAGAGCTTCTCGATGCCTTCAAGGGAGACCATATCGATTACGGAAAGATTCCTTCCCTGACACTTCTGAAGTTGATGTGGACTATGGCAAGAACCGGAGATCCAAAGTTCCCTCCATTCGCTGATTGGATGGCGAGCCTTGATGAAGTTCCGATCATAGAGCTATACAACACAAACATAGATCTCTTCATGTCCAACATGATGACAAGATCTGACATAAAAAATTAGTTTCCCACAGCAAGCATAAGAGTAGGACAAGGGAGCTCACTTCATATATGTTTATTGCCTCTGCATTGTCTCGAGGCTTGTCTGTGGGATTTTTTCAAAGCATGACAATAGGACAGATAGCTGACATCCTCATGGAGTTCGCTCCGGAGGAAGATCGTGTCTACGAAGCTACACAAGACGATATAAAATCATTCTTCCAATGAGGTGGAAAAATGGCATCAAGTGAAAATGTAAAGGGCATTCAAATACAGATCGGAGGCGATACTACTCCTCTATATAATGCTCTCAATGAAGCATCCAAGAAAACCAAAGAGCTGGAATCACAGCTTGTGGATCTCAATAAGAATCTCAAGCTGAATCCTCAGAATGTCGAGCTCATCCAGAAGAAGTTCGATGTGCTCTCCAGAATTGTTGATTCTTGTTCTGATGAGGTCGACACACTCCGAAAGGGACTTTCATCGGCTGAGATGAAGTTCAAGAATGGGCAGATCACAGAAGAGCAATTCAACCAGATCGCCAAGAGTACAGAACAAGCAGAAAATAAGCTCAAGTTCTATCAGGATCAGTTTGAAGAGTTCGGTGAAAAGGAAGGTCTTCTCATTGACATCAATGAGGAGATGGAAAAGCTCAAAAAGGAACACGAAGATCTCACGATAGCATTCGGAGAATATACCAGCGAGCTTCAAAATACAGACTTCCAAACACAACCTGAGAAATGGCAAGAGACCAAGCAAAAGGTCGATGAGACTCGAGATGCCATCGAGCAGAACAATCAGCAGATGGATGAGGCTGTCGGAAAAGCCAATGCCATCAAGCAAGAGATGGAACAAGCATCCTCCGGAATGCAGACTTTCGCTGATGCATCAAAGGATGCTTCAGGTGGAATGGGAGAGCTTGGATCAGAGGAAGCAACCTTTGAAGGCAAATTGGCGAAGCTGAAAGATGGTCTTTCAATGTCATCTGTCGGCTTTGCAGTAATGAACGAAGCTGTGAAGCTCGTCTCAAAAGGCATTCAGGAGCTTGCCAAGAAGCTCGAAGATTGGCTGGAAAATCTTGATGAAGTGGATATTGCCACAAAGCAGATGGCAAAGGACACAAAAGAATGGCTCAAATCTCTTGAGAAATCAACGAGAGACAATAAATTGGACATTGCTGTTCTTGATGCAAGATTTAAGAGCATAGAGAAACTGAACAAAGAGATCCTTGAAGGGAACAAGCTCGGCAACGACACAACAAAGCAGAGACTACAACTGAAGCGAGCTGTGGAGGAGCTGAACAAAGCGACCGGAGAAGAGACACTTCACATCAACGAACAGACCGGAGCTCTTGTTGAGAATGCAAGACAATTTAATTTAACAAGGGAGCAGATACTTCTTCAGGCCAAAGCACTCTATGAATACAACAAAGTTCAGGAGCTTGTGGCTCGACAGCAAGAGATCGAGGAGCAGATTGCTGGAAGAACATTCCAAAACTATGCCGGAGGTCTTGGCGATTTACAGAAAGAGCTTGATGAAGTAAACAAAGCTCTTGTCAAACATACAGATGCATATGAAGAAGCCTCGACTAAAGAAGCCAAATACTATGACGAGATTCCAAGCAAGATCACAGCTTTTGATAAGCTGAAAGAAGGTCAGGGCAAAGCATATGACGAGATGATCGCCAAGCTCAAGGAATACAGAGACAAGAATGCCGAATATTATAATTCGGTCTATTCGAAGATAAAGGACACAAATCAGGCGATCAATGACATCTCCGAGACATCTCTTCAGGAAAGGCTCGACATTCTCAAGAAGAATGGTCAGGCGATCCTCAACTATGAGAGCAATCTTGCATATTTGAGAACACTCCAGATGCAAACCATGAACGGAGATCAGAAGGAAGCTCTCGATGAGATGATAAGGCTCCTCTCCGATGGATCAGAGGATTCAATGCAGATCCTCAATCTGCTTGTCGATGACTTCAAGACCAAAGGTGGAGAGACAGCATGGGCATACATTCAGGAGTTCACTCGAAAGGACATTCCAGGATCTATCTATAATGTCGGCACACAGACCATCAAGAGCTTTGCTCAGGGCATGAGAGACACACAGAGTTCGCTGATGCGAGTGGCTGACGAGATCGCTGCCAAACTCCGTCAGAAGTTCCAAAAGAAATTCACCATCAAGGAAGTTCATGGAGGAGCTGGAATGTATGTCACCGATATGGCTCAAGGTGGAATCGTAACAAAGCCAACATACATCAGAGCCGGAGAGCTTGGAGCTGAAGCGATCCTTCCTCTCGACAAATTGGCTGGCATAATCACACAGACAATGAACAGAGGCAACGGAGTGACCGGAGGCACAGCGATCATGAATGTGTATCCACAGAGTATGTCAGCATCACAGCAAGAGATGTTATTCAAGAAATTCGATAGGATGATGGGACAGAGCACAAGCACTCAGGAGGTGGGATGATGGCTCAGCAAGTTAGACGAATCTATTTAGAAAATGAAGCTGGAGCGAGAATTGATTGCCTTCTGAGGACATCATTCTTCAACGATCTTTCAGGACTTGGATTCAGCAATGAATATGAGTTCCTGACATCACGAGACGGCTTCTTCTACACTACAAAGGAACAGAGCCAACAGCAGACCATTGCTGGAAAGCTCTCCTTCCTCAATAGAAGAGATGCATATAGCGATTATAGAACATTCACATCATGGCTGAATGGAGCCAAGAACATAAGCATCGTTTATATTCCTTTTGGCTCCACAGAATACTATGTGGATGTGAAGATCCTGAGTATGTCGAAGGGTGAGCTCGACACCGGAGGCTTCCTCTCGTGTGACATCGAGTTCATCACAACAACACCATACTATTCAAAGCAAGCTGTTCAGCTCTCCTTTGATGGATCTCTGCTTGAAGGGATAAAGAGATATGATTATTCATATAACTACAAGTATGCTCTTTCAAGTACAGCCGGCGAGCTCTCTGTCAGCATTGATGGAGACTATGATGGAGGGATGCAGTTCACAGCATATGGAGGACTTGAAGATCCTATCCTCTCGCTGTTCAATTCCAACACCGGAGAGGTCTATGGATATTTAGATCTAACCGGAACAGCCATTGAGGAAGGCTCACAGCTCGTCTTCAACACTACATTCAAAAATTCAGGCATATGGATGAAGACCGGAACGGAGTACACATCTCTTGTGGATGATGTTGTTGTGCATCCAGATATGGATGTCTTCTTCCTGATTCCTCGAAATACTCCATTGACAATGAAGTTCCAAGTGGCCGGAGCAATAACAACCGGAACGGAGATTCTCATCTATAAATACTGGAAAACGAGGTGACGAGATGAAGGTCTATATCAAAGACGGAAAGACATTCAAGAACAAGGCAATCGTCACAGCATTCTCATACAAGCTCGTGAGAAGCATCTACACAGATCTCTCCGAGCTGACCACAGAATATGCATCAGCCATCTCTCTCGGAGACATCCTCTATGATAATCATGGCTGGTGTGGATTGATAAGCGATATAGAAAGAGACGGAGAGAAGCTCCTGATCATCAAATGTCAGGACATCACCAATCTGTTTGCGAGGGACATCATCTATCAAGATTCGGAGATGGAACCAAGCTCGGAAGAGACATTGATGAGTGCCATTCTCGGTCATTATCAAACACAGAGTGACATCGTGTATCGGCTTCCTTATCTTCATGTCAATCTTCCTTCCACAACAACAGCAAGGATGACACCATCTGTCGAATATGGAGTATGGAACATTAAGAGCTACATCGCTCTCATCCGGAGACTTCAATCGATCTATACTGACATCTCTGTCACAAATGATACTCTTGAGATCGTAATTCAGAAGAAGACACTTCCAACGAAGAAGATCTTCACAACTAATAGAAGGGTGGAGATCCTCGAGGAGACATTCTCAAAGACATCCATCGCCAAGATAACAGCATATCACACAGATCCGGTCTCTTCGACAGATTACTATATGCTGGAAGACGGAACCATCACAACGACATTCCAAGCATCAGGCCGAGCTGAAGGAGATTGGGAGCTCTTGCAGATAGACGGAGATCAGGATGAGCTGACTCAGGTCACGAACAAGTTCAAGGAGAACAGCTATTCTCACAAGATCAGCTTCCTCGTACCGAAAGAAGATGCTCAATGGGACTTCTATGATCCGGTCATGGTAGAGGTCAAAAAGCAATATTACAACAGCTACATCGCAAAGAAGATAATCCTTGACGATGACACCATAGAATATCAATGTGGAGAGCTTCGGACAACACTCTCCGATAAGATCAATCAATTAATTTAAGGAGACAAAGAAATGGCAATTAAAGGAAAAACATTCGACTTGCAGACCATCACAGCCAAGGATGACGGAGCTCTCTATCGCATCCTTTCAGGCGAGAGCGACATGATAGTTTTTTCAGGCTCGGGAACAGCTCTCTCAATCAACAGCAACATTCTCACCATCGCTGAATGCTATCTTCTTGTTGGAGGCAGATACATCCACATCCAAGACGGAACCACCATCGACCTCGGCACTATACCGAACAGCTCCAACAGAGGAAGAGTCATCCTCAAGATAGACACATCTCTCGGAGCAACTCAGGTGACTCTTGATCAGGTAGTCACAGAGATAGAGACCATCGCTGCCGGAGGCCCATACAGAGCTTTAGTTCAGAACGACATCAACAGCGACAATGGAGGCTCTGTCTATGAGATAGAGTTCGCAACATTCACTTGTTCATCAGGTGTGGCAAGCTCTCCAGCACTCACAACATCAGTTCCAACACAGACGAAGATCCAAGCTCTTCAGGACGATATTGACACACTCGCTGACAATCTTGAGACGACCGCTTCAGATGTAGGAGACCTCCAAGCTTTAGGTCTTTCGGTTCCTATCCCTGTCAACAAGGGAGGAACCGGAGCAACAGCCGTAGGAAACGCTTTTGTTAATATTGCTGGCATGAATTTCTCGTCAGCAACCGACTTTAATAACATAAGACTGCCAGGAATCTACTCAATTAACCCAAGCACGACTACTGGGAACAATCCAACTCAGGCAAGTGACTATGGTCAGCTGTTGGTCTTCTGTTCAAGCCAAGACTACACCGGAACATATGCAATGACATTGCAGATCTTCACGACTTTGTTTGGAGAAAAGATTTTCACAAGAACATTTGCCAATGGAGAATGGAGAAGCTGGAAATCAATTCGAGGTGGAGACATAATTCAGGTAGCTATGACAAGCCAGTCTTTGCCAGTTCTTACAGCAACCCGTATTAAGTGGGGAACATTAACGCTTGTAAGTGGAACCAGCTTTGGCTCGTGGGCAAGCGATAGCACCTATATCACACTACCAAAGGGCTTATATCGTTTCACAACTCACTTCGTAGCTAATCCGAGTGCTAATGGATTCCTTCGTACTTGCCTGAAAATAGGTAGCACAAGCACATCTTTTATCGCAACAGATCATCTGTATGCTGGAGCCGGAACCGGCTCAAACTCATTGCAGATAGGCATTAATGCATCAGAAGTGGTGAATCTCACCGGCAACACAAACATTTACTTCTTAGCCTCAAGCCAAAATGCTCTCGAAGGCTTTACGGCTAATGTTCAGATTGAGAGGCTCGGCTAATATGATAGAATCCAAAAAAGTGACAGAGCATTTTAAGAAGCTCTATGAAAACAGAGCTGTCTATGTGTGGGGAATGAATTGTGAGGAGATCACTCCTCATTCAATCGAGATTGCCATCGCACAGCACAGCTCATCGACATATCCTCGTTCATATTACATCGCAAAGCTCGAGGAAGGCCTTGGAAGGCTCGGAGCAGATTGCTCCGGTTCTTTCTTTCCGGTCTCGCACTATGACACAACTGCTCAGGGATATTACAATCGCTGTGTGACGAAAGGAAACATCAAAGGGATTCCTGACAAGCCATGCATGGTCTTTGTTCAGGGCAAGAAGAAAATCGATCACATCGGATGGTATGACGGCAAGGGCAGAGTCATCGAGATGCGAAGCTCGAAGATGAATGTGAGATATGACAAGCTCGATTCAAGGTGGGACTATTGGGGTCTCCCTGACTTTGTGGATTATTCAGACTGGGAACAGAAGGAGGACACTTGTATGATAGAAATGATGGTATTGAGTAAAGGCTCAAAGGGTGAACAAGTTAAGACAGCACAGAGATTATTGAAGGCGATGGGATATTCAATCGGCCTCTCAGGTGCTGACGGAGATTTTGGCTCCAAGACAGAGAAAGCTGTCAGAAACTTCCAAAAGGATGCGAAACTCGATGATGACGGAGTCATCGGCCAGAAGACTTGGGAGGCACTCTTGAAATGACACAGATATTATCTTTTTCACTCATCATTTGGATCCTAATAGATCGCTTCAAACCAATGTGGGAAGGCTCAACAATCAAGAGCTACATCACTTCTGCCATCGCTCTTCTGATGGGAGGAGCTGTGGCCATAGTCTACCAGCTCGACATCATTGTCGCACTCGGCCTCTCTGATGTGGCTTCTCCTCTTGGCATCATCTTCACAGCTCTCGCTCTAATGGGTGGGAGCTCATGCATCGCAGAAATAATGGAGAGGATCTCAGGGCAGAAGCTCCCTGACATCAATGTCATGTCTCTTCAGGATCTCATCGGCAAGGATGCTGATGATGACGAGGAGGCTGATGCTTGATGGAAAACATCACACTTGGACAGATTGCCATCGGAGTCAGCTTCTTGGTAGGCCTGATTTCCGGAGTGGGATATCTGTCATCAATCAGCAGAAAATGGCTCAAGGATGCCATGAAGGAACAGCTTGATGTCATTGCGAATCGCTTGGATCAGGTGGACATGGAAAGCACCAAGAATTATCTTGTGACATATCTCTCCGACATCGAAAGAGGGAAGGCTCTCGATGAGATAGAGAAAGAGCGATTCTATGAACAATATCAACATTATTGCAATCTTGGAGGCAATTCATACATCAAAAACAAGGTGGATCAGATGCAAGGCAAAGGCTGGCTCTAATACTTTACATAGGCTCTTTGGAGAAAAGAGCAACGATTTTCATTTCAGTTTTTCTCCTTTCAGGCACTCTTCGGAGTGCCTCTTTTTTTATGCCATCCTTGACAAATTCCTTGACAAAAAGCCGAGAAATCCCTCTACAAAAGGATAACAGATGGATTCGAACCTCGTATGCTCCACCATTTTGAAGGATGCCTTCATAGAGGGAAAATCCCTTTGTGAAGGCTTTTTTTGATGATTTGGATGTCAAAGATTTGATACATCTGTGTCAAGGATTTGATACATTTGTCAAGGATTTGCGACATATTTCCTGAACAATTTCCTTGACACAAAAATCAAAAATAGAGCAGATGAGTATGCTCTCGGTCTGCTCCATCATCACAACTTTATCACAACTTTATCACAACATAATCACAACGATTGAATGAGCTTCTTTCTGAAGAGATCCTCTGCTTCTCTATAGGTATGTTGGTACACATTCCGGAGCATATTAGTGGTGCTGTGTCCGGTCAGTTTGATGGCATAGATGTCAGGGATGCCAAGGAGAACGAGCTGGGAGGCAAAGTAATGCCGGAGGTCATGGAACCTCATTGGATGGACACCAGCATTCTTCACTATGTGAGGGAATCTGTCGGAGATGCATTCCAAAGGCACAGAAATGAGCTTTTTCGAGCTTTTCTTCCTTTCCTCGATAACTTGTATCATCCGAGGGGAAAGTGGCACAGAGCGATAACCAGCATATGATTTTGGAGTCTTCTGCTCATACACTCTTCCTCCGGAATTGACCATGGCTTTGGTAATATGCACAGATCCATCCCTGATGTCATCGAATGTTAGGGATGCGATCTCTCCTCTCCGGAGACCACAGAAAGCTCCGAACATGATTGGGAGCACCATATCAGGAGATTCTTTCTCTGCATAGGAGATCAGAGCTTCAATGTCTTCTTTTGTGGGGATGTACAGCTCAACCTTTTTCTTTGGGGGCATCTTTGGATGCCAATTTTTGACCTCAGGGCGATATTCTGACACAGCACAGACAAATAGACTATATCGAGAAGAAATGGTCTTAGAGCTCAAATTTGAGGCCATAGAATTGATTTCAGCCTGAATGTCCTTTTCAGTTATTTCCGAGATTGGTCTGTCCATCAGAGATTGAAATTTGTTCCGGATGTTCTCTCGATAGCTTCTTATTGTGGAAGGTGAAAAGATGTTCTCGTGAGTCTCAATGTATTGCTCGAAGCATTGCCTCAAGGTGAGGTCCTTTCCGGTCTCGGTCTGCTTGTTCAGGGTGAACAAATACTTCTCCTCTTGGATCTTCTTCCGAAGCTCCTTGGGGGTGGATGCAGTAATCCTCTTAACTATCTCTTTTCCATTTCGGCTGCCTAAGTACACACGAGCAGAGACAGAGCCATTCTTCAATTTCGTAGTTTTCATTTTGTTAAGTCTTCTCTCAGATAATCAACGATCTTCTCGATGTCTGTTGATGTTTGTGGCTTTGTGCCATAGAGATCCCAAAATTGAACATATCCTTTTATGACTTTCATGTCCTCAAGGATTCTCTTGTCGTGTTCATTCTTTCCGTCATAGATCGCCTCTCCATCCTCGACAGCATCATAGATCTGTTGATAGAATTGTTTTTTCACATTCTCGGCTTTTCTGTTTGGATCTGTCTTCAATCTTTCCCATGCATCAAGGACTTTGTTTCCAGCTTCAATCATTTTGTAAGAAGCTCCATCATTGAGCTTTTTTCCTGAGCATCCACATAGCATCAATATGGCAACGATATAGCATAATAGTCTTTTCATTATTGTTCTCCTTATTTTGTCATCTCAAAAAGGAATTTCTTTCCTTGTGCAAACTCTTCATCTGTCAGGAGGCCTTTTTCATACATATCACGAAGCTCGATAAGTTCAGCCATGAATCTGCTCTTCTTGTCTGTTGGATCTTCGTGAACCTTTTTCAGCCATCCCTCGAGTTCCTTCGGCTGTGTTGTGTAATGTGCATCCTTGATAGGATAGGAGCTTGTTGTTACAATCTCGGCTTGTGTCCAATACTCAATCGGCACATTGAAGACATCTGTCAGCTTCTCAATCACTCGCAGAGGAATCCTTGTTGTTCTTCCGGATGCATATCCATGAAGTGTGCTTTTAGAGATTCCGGTCTTCTGTGAGATCTCGTCATATGTGAGGCCTGAATCCTTGAATACTTTTCTAATCAATTCGTTTATTGTCATTTCATTCACATCCCTTCCTAAACCAATTATAAAGCCAAAATTCACATATTGCAAAAAAATATTCACAAAAGTGTTGACATCGGGGACACCCTTTTGATAAGATATTCACAACAGATGTGAATGACATCGAACATTGAAAAGGAGAAAATGAGATGACAAAGGCAGAAGCTAAAGCATACAGAGAAAAATACAGCACCGAGAGGAATCAGATGTACTTCTCCAGCAAGACCGGAACAATGAGCATCAGGGTCTATACATACATCAACAATGAGTATGACGAGAAGGACGAGAACGAGAGAATCAGCAAATGGCTTGAGAGAGTCAAGGAAGAACCTTTCAAGCACTCGATCAAGAGAAGGACATATCAAGGATTCATACATGACACATGTATCATAGCAGAATAACAAAGGAGGAAAGAGAGAGGAGCGAAAGCTCCTCTTTGAAAGGAGAGAAGAAGAATGATGGATTACAAGGATTATATCAGGCAGAAGAGGGAGAAGTGGATAGGGAAGAGAGTTCGCTATGAGGGAAAAGAATACAATGTCATTGGTGTCGACTACAACGGATTGTTGTTGATTGACAAGAAGAGTGAGTTCAAAGATGATACAGCATTAGAAGAATGGATGGTCGAAGTGCTCTGATGAGTCTTGGCAGATTAAGACGAAACCGGATGGATGTCCGGTCAGCACAAAGAAAGGAGGAAGTAAAATTGAACAGATTGAGAGGCAGAATCATAGAGAGTGGCTTCACATTGAAGACATTCGCAAAGGAGATAGGGATGCCATATGGATCTCTATCAAGGAAGCTGAACAAAGGCACATTCACATGGACGGAAGTGCAGAAGATGGCAGATGCTCTCGGCATACTCAACGATCCGGATGAGCTGAAGCGTGTTTTTTTTACTTCGAACATTCACAATTAATGTGAACAAAAGGAGAAAACAATGGAATGGAGAGACAAACAGAGACGAGCTCGCTTGAAGGATCTCCGGAGCGAGAAGGACATCTCTCAGGAGCGAATGGCTCGCTTGCTGGGAATCAGCAGACAAACATTCATCCGGAAAGAAGCAGAGTACAGCTTCACCATTCAGGAGATTGATAGGATGGCAGACATCCTGAAGACAACAACATCAACATTATTGGAGGAGAAATGCTGACAAGGTACGAACAAGAAACACAGATCTATTTCAACGAGGAAGAGCAAGATGCTGAAGTGTACACAGCATCTCCGGTCACATATCGAAAGCTGATGAAGTTATGTCAGGAGAGACCTGATGATTACCAGCTCACGAAGACAGACCGGATGGATGGAGAAGAGGTCTCTTGGACATTTCATCTTTCCTCAAAAAAGCTCATTAAATTCTTTAAGAAAAGAGAGATGAGTGATGAGGATAGGTATTTGTTAGGGCAGAGGCTGAAAGACAAAAGAAACAATGCAGATACATTGTCAAAAACAATGAAAAACGAAAAGGAGAAGGAATGATGATAAAGCAGAACATAGTGAAGGATCTCTTTGAAGAGATGGAAGACAAGAAGTTCATAGAGCAAGCAGATGAGATCATATGCGATCTGTTCAAATTGGCAAAGCTCTACAAGGGAAATGAGGGATATGAATTGGCTCTCCCTTATGGCCTGAGAGCCATCGAGGATAAGCTCAGGATCTATTTCAAGGGTATGTACAAAGCTCGCCTTGAGGAGCTTATCAGGGAAGAGCTTGGGAAAGAAGAGAACGAGGAGCTGAAGCTCGGAGGTGAACAATGAGACAACTATCATCAATGATTCGCAGTTTTTGGATGAACAGACAATATCGTCATTGCTTCTATTTCGTCATCGGCATGATCGTTCTCTTCTATGCCTTATTATACCTCGCATATATTTGGAAGGGCATCTGAAGGAGGGAAGGGCATGATCTACAGAGACAATTGGACAACAGAAGAGATGAAACAGCTTCGAGACTATTGTGTCCTGAGAGCTGACAAGAAGGATGATGAACAGCTTCTGTGGGAAGCTCTCGCAGATATGTGCGAGCTGTCAAGAAGGCTGTTTGAACAGAGAGAATTTAGGCTTTGGAGTGAGGCACATCATGGAACAACAGAATATATTTGAGATTCTTTCTCAGGTCAATGTGAATGACAAGAAGGAGAAGAAGAATCAGCTTGATTACTTGAGCTGGGCATGGGCATGGGCAGAAGTGAAGAAGAGATTCCCTAATTCCACAAGCAAGGTCTATGAGAATGCTGACGGATGGAATTACTTCACAGACGGAAGGACAGCTTGGGTGAAGGTCGGAATGACCATCGAAGGATTGGAACACATCGAATATCTTCCGGTCATGGACTACAGAAACCAAAGCATCCCATTGGACAAGGTCACATCGATGGATGTCAACAAAGCCATCCAGCGAGGTCTCACGAAGGCGATTGCTCGCCATGGTCTCGGCCTCTACATCTATGCCGGAGAAGATCTTCCGGAGGAGGATGCTGTGAGCTGTGAGAAGTGTGGCAAGCTCATCAAGGGATTCGGAAAGATGTCCGCAGCCGAAGTGCTGGACATCGCTAAGAGGAAGTATGGAGGGAGCTTCTGTGCAGAGTGCATGACGAAGCTGAAGGAGGAAAAGGAGAAGAATGGCTGAGAGGAAAACCGGAGTAATTCCGTTAGATCTCATCACAGAAAAGGACACAGAACGATATTCATCAGAGGAGCTTGTGGAATACATCCTAAAGATTCTCAAGTTCCTCAAGGATGGAGAGGAACCAACATTCTCAGGACGAGGCCTTCAGGAAAAGTTTGAAGGGAGAGAGCATTTTCTCCGGAGCAATATGGAGAAGTATGACCGGAAAATGCAGAACCTGAAGCAATATCAAACCGAATCGGAACCGAATCGGAACCGAGTCGACACCGAGTCGGCACCGAATGGGTCTGTGAGATATGAGATATGTGATATGAGAAATGAGAATAAAAGAAAAACATACAAAAAGAAAAATCTATCAAACATACAAGAACACGATTATGGTGACATCCATGTTGTAGATCCAAGGAGGAAGAAGGACATATGAAAAGAGTGATTATTATAGACAGAGGCCTCATGGCACAGAGATTGAGGCAGAAAATGATTGAAAAGGGATATGTGCATAAAGCTGGCACTCCACATCAGAAGATGCTCGCAGAAGCCATAGGAGACACGAAGATTCAGCCGACCATCAGCTCTATTCTTCGTCAGGAGAATGAAAGCCTGAATGAAGAGTATTTGACAGCTCTATGCCAAGCTCTCAATTGTCAGGAGCAATGGCTCCTCGGAGGCGATTATGTTCCTCTCCAAGAAAAACCATTATTCAAAGAGGAATTATATCAGCCTGAGGAAAAAGTGCCTGAAAAGGCCGAAAACGAGCTTCTCAAAGCATTGTGGGGTATCGTGAGACAGCTTCAGCTTTTGAACAGAATCAAATTGATAGACGAGAAGGCTCACTTCATATGGCTCAAGAATGAACAAGAGGAGCTTATTCGATTAGGAGGCATAGACGAAGAGGATCTCGAAAGACATCGCAGATTGACAGAGATCTTCGAGGAAGCATATCAGAACATCAAGAAATTGGAGGAGAAAAGGAATGGCTAACAATGAAAACAAAGCATTCAAAAATCCATGGAACAATGTGAAGACGAATGGATATCTATGGGATGGAGAGCTGAAGACAACACAGAACGGAAGATCTGTCTTCACCGGAAGACTCAACATCTATGACGGCAAAGACGGAGACAAAAATAAATATCAGAAGATCTCTGTGAAGGCATTCGGAAAGGATGCAGATGCTCTCTCAAAGGAGACGAAAGGAGCAGAGGTCAACATCGAAGGCAAGATACAGACCGACACATATGATAAGAACGGAGAGAAGAGATATTTCACATACATCCTGATCCGAAACTATGCAGAGGAAGAGCAGACACAGAATGATGATGGATTGCCATTCTGAAGGAGGGATGAAGATGCTTGATACATTAGGAATCAATGACAGATTCAACAATCTCTGTGAAGAGAGAGGCATCACAGACCAAGAGCTCGCAGAGATCCTCGGATACAACTATCAAACCATCAGGACATGGAGAACCGGAGAGAAAAGGCTCCGTACCATCGAAGCTCTCGACAGCATATGCGAAGAGTTCGGCTGCACACTTGATTGGCTTGTTTATGGCAAGGATGCGACACAGAAGGAAGCGAACAGAAAGGCCAAGAAGAAAGTGAAGGCATATCTCGAGAGGATAGCAGAAGAGACAATCAAACTGGACAAGGAGATGATCGAATGAGTGGAGAAGTGATGCAATTCCCTAAATCCGTAGAGGAGTTTATGGAGGAGTACAAAATCGTAGATACTGAGCATGTGTATACCAATGGTACAGAATTAGTTCCAATATTTCGCATGGAACAATGGATTGAACATATTGGAGCCGAGCCAATAAGACACGGAAAGCTGATCTATGAGGCGACCATCGAGCTGGAGCCGAAGACCAAGAAGAACAATTCACGAATCATCCGTGTAGGTGGAGGGAGAAGAATCATTCCCTCCAAAGAGTTCGAAGCATATCAGAAGGGAGCCGGATTTTATCTCGGCTTCCCTGAAGGATTGGAGGCCATCAATAAGAGAGTCAATCTTGAATGTAAGTTCTATCGAAAGACCAAGAGGCGAGTGGATCTCGTGAACCTTGAACAAGCCATCTGTGACATCCTTGTCCATTACGGAGTGCTTGCAGATGACAGCTTCAACATCATCGCACGAATGGATGGAAGCGAGGTGCTTATTGACAAGGAGAGGCCGAGGACAGAAGTGAGGATCTACAGATTGGAGGATGAAGAATGACACTTTACGAGCTGAAAGAGAATTATCGAGCTGTGCTGGAGATGATGGAAGATGAGGATGTGGATCAGGAGGCCATCCTGACAACATTGGAGGCCATTTCCGACTCGATAGATGTGAAGGCAGAGAATTATGCCATCGTGATAAAAGAGCTTCAGGCAGAGGCAGAGAAGCTCAAAAAAGAAGAGGATAGGCTGAAGAGGAGAAGGCAGACCATAGAGAACAACATCAACACCATGAAGCTGAACCTTCAGGAAGCAATGGTCTTGACGGACAAGAGGAAGATCACAACAGAGCATTTCACTATCGGCATCCAAAAGAATGGAGGAGCTCTTCCGGTGCATATCGACAACGAGGATGCTCTTCCGGAGAGATTCAAGGTCTATACTTGGAAGCCTGACACAGAACAGCTCCGGAATTATCTTGAGATCATGGGAACACAGAGCTTCGCACATCTTGGAGAAAGAGGAGAGAGCTTGAGGATAAGATGACCACATACAGAGAGATAGAGCAAAAGCTGAAGGAGGGAATCGTGATCGAGAGAAAGATCCGGTTCCTTCTCACAGAGCTTCAACAACTTCGGCAGCAATACGGAGACATCGTGAAGCCGATGAAGACAGACGGAGGAGGCAGAGGGAATCTGCCTTCTGATCCGGTGGGAGATCTCGCTTCAGAAGTGGCAGACGAAGAGGAAGTGATCCTTCAACAGATACGAGAGGCGAAGGAGCAGAAGAGAGCCATCCGAGATCTGATCGAGACATACTCAACGGACGATTATCAAGAAGAGGTCTTGAAGAGAAGATTCATCTTCTTTCAATCCTTCGATACCATCGCAGACGAGATGTTCATGAGCCTCCGGAACGTTTTCAAATTGAGACGCAAAGGGATTCAGGAGATGACGAGGAGAATCAATCAGCTCGAGGGAAAGAGTTCATTTTAGTGCAGTTTTTTCTGTGGTAGTATGGTATCGTAGATCATGAGGATAAAGCAACGAATCACTACTCATCTCAAACTAAATTCTTCTTTTAGATCTTTTCAATTCCTTGAAAATAATCTAACCAAACGGAAGAGACCGGAAGCTACAGCCGGTCTCTTTTGTTATGCAAGAAGAGAGAGGAACAACAATGACATCAAGAGGAACGACACCAACTTATATTCTGACATTCCCTGACACAATAGATCTCACAACAATGGACGACATCAAGGTCACCATCGCAGATTCTTCATACAATACCCTCCTAACTTTTGAGAAGGCCGATCTAACAATAGACACGACCAGCATCTCGGTCTTTCTCTCTCAGGAGCAGACATTGGCTCTTCCTCTTGGGACACTTCTCATTCAGGTGAACATGACATTCACAGAAGGAGGCTTGGTCAAAAGGATCGCATCAGAGATCGTACGAGTTCAGTCTGCGAAGAACCTATTCGAAGAGGTAATGTCATGACAACCATCATCGCACCGATGACCATCGAAGAGGAGCTGACTATAGTTCCTATGGACATCGAGGAGGAGCAGAACATCATCAGCATCGAGATCCATCAGGATCAGGAGCTGATTCCGGTCATGTTTGCTTCGCCAATTCAAATCATTGGAGATGTTGACTATTACGATGGGAGCTATGACATAGTTCCTTCGCAGCAAGATCAGGTCATCAGCATCAATGGGAAGATGGGAAGACAGAACATCCTTGTCGAGAAGATACCAAGCTATTACGGACTAATCACATACAACGGAGTCTCACTCATTGTGAGCTAAAAAAGGAGTACAACACAATGGCACAGAATGTCATCATCAATGGTGTCACATATCAGAATGTTCCTGAGGTGGACATCCCAAAAGCATCCGGAGGAGGCACAGCGAAGTTCTTCGACACAGCAGATGCAGATCTGACAAGCTCGGATCTCCTCACCGGAAAGACAGCTTTCGGTTCAACCGGAGCTGTGACCGGAGGAATGGCGAACAATGGAACAACCGGAGGAAGCATCACGACAAAAGCTGAATCTGTCACGATTCCACAAGGATACACATCCGGAGGATCTGTGAGCATCAGCTCCACAGAGCAGAACAAGATAATCGCTTCAAACATAAAGAGTGGAGTGACCATTCTCGGAGTGGCTGGATCTCTTGCTCTTCCTTCCATTTCTCAGGACAGCACAACGAAGATTCTAAGCATTTCTTAAGGAGATAATTCATGGCGAAGAACATCACTCTTCTCGGAGCTTCATATAGTGATGTTCCTGCTGTACAGCTTCCAAGAACGGAAGGAGGCACAGCGACATTCTATGATGCATCTGAGACAGAGACGATAACACAGAACGGAACATATGATGTGACATACGATGCTTCTGTTGTGGTCAATGTGTCAGGTGGAGGAGGAAGCTCGAAGAACATTCAGGTATATTCAGGAATCGATTATGCGAGAGCGACATCATACACAGCGACAGATGTCACAATAACTTGTGAAAAGACCGGAACATATAACATCTCTTGGATGGGATGGAGAAGCACATCCTCAGGAACATCCGGTTCAAGAGCTTATGTGAATGGAACAGCGATAGGAACAGCTCATCAGTCATTCACGAGCTCATACGGACAATATTGCAAGGAGACAAATGTTCAGCTCGATGAAGGAGATGTCATCGTCATCAGAGCGAGAGCGAGATCCACAAGCTATTACATGTATGTCGGCAACCTGATCATAGAGGAAGTATGAGAGAGTTCGCAAAGGAGTTCTATCACTCGAAGCAATGGATCAAGACGAGAGATTATGTGCTGAAGAGAGATCTGCATCTATGTCAGGAATGTTTGAAGAAAGGGAAGCTGACACCAGCAAAAGCTGTGCATCATATCATTCATCTTTCTCCGGAGAACATAGATGATGCTCGCA